GAGTTTATTATTGACTCAGGTCATGGAGAAGGATTTTGTATCGGCAATATTATGAAATATGCACAACGATACGGAAAGAAAGGTGGCAAGAATAGAGCAGACTTGTTAAAAGTTTTGCACTATGCCTTGTTTATGTTATATGTTCACGACAACAAAGGAGACTTATGAAAATTAGTGAAGAAACTAGAAGTATCTTAAAGAACTTCGCAACGATTAATTCGGGTATCAAAGTCGGCGCTGGCAATCAGTTGCAGACAATCTCGAATATGAAAAACATCTTGGCGACTGCAAATGTTCCAGAAACATTTGGTCAAGAGTTTAGTATATACAACTTAGTTGAATTCTTAGGTGCAGTATCACTGTTAGAAAATCCAGATTTCAACTTCAACGATAATTCATTATCAATATCTGATACAGATACAGCAATGACTTACTTCTATGCAAGTGAGGGCATGGTGACATCACCAGATAAAATGATTACAATGCCTGATGCAGAGATTAAAATTAATCTATCATCAACATTATTAAATGAATTACAGAAAGCTGCCAGTGTATTAGGTGTAAACGATCTTATTTTAGAATCAGATGGCACCAATATCAAACTTGTAGTGACTGATAAAAAGAATACAACTTCAAATACATTCTCTAGAATAGTAGGCGAAGGAAATGGTGTAAGTTTCACCATGAATTTTAAGATTGAGAACTTGAAGATATTAGACGGCAACTATGAAGTCTTTGTATCATCAAAAGGCATATCTAACTTTAAGAACAAAGATGTTGACTTAGAGTATTTTATTGCACTAGAGCCTGATTCGAAATATAATGTATAACATATATAATGGATATAGTGTGATCAAAGCGCCAGTCTCCGCTTCAATCATGGGAGTATTAGAAACTCATCATTGGTCTAATACACGAACACTCGGTGGGGTTTGTTCATCATGAGTAATGAATTTTTATTCGTAGAAAAGTATCGTCCTCAAAAAATTGAGGACACGATACTTCCTTCTGGTGTCAAAAAGTCTTTTCAAGAATTTGTAGACAATCAAGAGATACCAAATCTTTTACTTTGTGGTTCACAAGGCACAGGTAAAACAACTGTAGCAAAAGCACTTTGTAATGAATTAGGTGCAGACTACATCGTTATCAATGGGTCTGATGAAGGCAGATTGATTGATACACTCAGAACAAAAATCAAAAACTTTGCATCTACAGTATCACTATCTGGTGGTCCTAAAGTTGTAATTCTAGATGAGGCAGATTACATATCTGCTGAGTCAGTTCAACCTGCATTGAGAAACTTCATAGAAGAGTTCTCATCAAACTGTAGATTCATATTCACTTGTAATTACAAAAACAGAATCATCGCACCATTACATAGTCGATGCACTGTTATAGATTTCAGTATACCCAACAATGAAAAAGAGAGACTTGCATCTGTATTTCTTGCAAGACTCATGTTGATTTGTGACGATGAGGGTATCAAGTCTGACACAAAAGTTTTAGTAGAACTTATCATGAAGTTCTTTCCAGATTTCAGAAGATGTATCAACGAAGTGCAAAGATATGGTGCTTCAGGTGTAATCGATAGTGGTTTATTAGCAACACTATCAGAAGAGAAACTTACACCTTTGATTGATATGATTGCAGATAAAGACTGGTCTGGCATGAGAAAATGGGTTGGTCAAAATTCAGATAATGATTTCAATACACTATATAGAAAATTGTTCAATGCTCTTGAAAAGAGATTAGAACCTGCATCTATACCTGCATGTGTATTGTTTATTGCAGATTATCAATACAAATCTGCATTCGCTATGGACGCTGAGATAAATTTTGTTGCATGTCTAACAGAGATAATGTCGGAGTGTAAGTTTAAATAATGGGTAAACTTAGACAATGGTTTCGTAATTGGTTTGATAGACAAATAGAAAAATCATTTCAGAGAAAAGCAAATAGACAATTTATGAAAGCAAGGGAGAATAATGACTCAATTCAAAAATAAAGTAGAATTACAAAAGAAGATATTGGCAGCTGAAGAGTTCGCTGATGAAATCAAAGGCATACATGCTCATAGAATGCATTCTATGTGGTATGATGATAGACCACAAGACACAGCAAAACATTCAGTGACAGATATAGAATACATGTCTGGTAAAATAGAGAGAACACTTCATGACGGCACTAGAATTGTTTTAGTTGAGGGTGCAACAGGCGAAAGTCTTGTATCTAAAATTGAGGCACAGTTGACTGATCGTGGCGAAGCACTCTAATAAAAGAAATCCATTTGATTTCGTAAAGTCGGTCTCTTACGACAAAAAAGACCTCATGGTTGATGAGGTCGAAGAGAAAGCATATCAACCATTCCTAATCAATAAATCATTATCTTACCACCAAGATACTGTTTTTTTAACTAACGAGATGAATGTCCGACATAGCACGGATAATCGTCTTCAATATCTCTTTTTTCTAAATACCATTAGAAAAAGAAATAGATTTTCAAAATGGCATAAACCTTACGAAAGTAAGAAATTAGATACAGTGAAGACATACTTTGGTGTATCAACACAAAAAGCCAAAGAATATCTAGAATTATTGAATGATAAACAATACCGTGAGTTGAAAAACAGTATGAAAATCGGTGGTAAGAATAATGGATGATAACGAACAAGTTAAAGACCTAGTAGAAATTACATTTCCAGAAAAAGACGACTTCTTAAAGATAAGAGAAACCTTGTCTCGTATAGGTGTCGCATCAAGAAAAGACAAAGAACTATTTCAATCCTGTCACATACTACATAAAAAAGGTAAGTATTACATCGTTCACTTCAAAGAACTATTCAAACTAGACGGTAAACAAACTAATTTCGATGATGGTGATCTTGCAAGAAGAAACACAATTGTCGATCTACTGAGACAATGGAATCTAGTAAAAGTATTAGATTCTAATCAGATATCAGAACCAAGGGCACCGTTATCACAAATCAAAGTCATACCTTTTAAAGAAAAATCTGAGTGGATTCTCACTCAAAAATACTCTATCGGCAACACGATTTCCTAAATACTTTCTTTAGGAGGAACAAACTATGTTAGAATTTTTCCAATGGATTATAGCATGGGTGCAAGTAGTACCATGGTTAGTCATGGGTGCTTCACTAATCGCAGCTCTAACACCTACTCCGATTGATGACGGTCTAGTCAAGAAGGCTTATAAAGTCCTTGATTGGGTTGCATTCAATGTAGGTAAAGCTAAGGACAAGTAATTCCAAAAAACCCCTTGCAATTTTATAATACGGATACTATAATGGTATCTGCATAATAAATTGAGAGGTAATTATGGAATACTTTATTGCAATATTAGTAGTAGCTGTAGTAGTATATTTTGTCTATGACAGAAATTCAACTACATCCTCTTCATCTACAATAGTAGATACTGCGAGCGAAATCATGCCTGCACCAGAACCAGAACCTATAGGTGCTGATTCAAATGATAACGGTGTGACTTCAAAAGCAGAACTTAACAGATTGACAAAGGTTCAATTGCTAGAAATGGCAGATAGAGAATCTTTATCAGTTAAGAGAAGTGGTAAAAAAGCTGAAGTCGTAAATGAAATTTGGACACAGCTAAGAGCATAACTGCACTATATCAAATAAAAACATAAGGGGTCGTAAGACCCCTTTTTTTATGCCTCCAACAATATCATTCGTATAAATAGTTGTAGATATTATGAACTGGATAGATTTTTTAGCTGAAGTAGGAGCACCAATTTTTGGTTCGCTTGTCATGGCGTTCTTTATCTTTCTAACATTGAAATACATTCTAGAGGGTGTGCTTGATAGTGTCAAGTCTCTTACAGGTATTATCAGTATGTTAGAAGATAGAGCAAGAGTTATGAACAACGATATTGTAAAAATTGACCTACTTATTTCGCAACATCTCGAACTGAAACCAGATTTAGAGAGGGTTGCACGAGCAGAAAATTTTGTAGAGGATGGAAGTATAGATGCAAGAAGAGATTAACGAAGCGTTAGATTTAGAAGTCGATACACTGAGTGTTGTTGCAGATATGCTCAACGAGTTTGGTTTTCCTGTTATCATTGCATTGGCAATGGGATACTTTATCTACTTTGTCTGGAAATTTGTGACAGATGAATTACAACCGATGATTGATAAACAACAGACGGTTTTAATTAAACTGATTGATCAAATGAGAATGTTAGATCAAGATCAGATTAGACTTCAAGAGAAGTTGAATACAGTATTAGAGTATCGTGATTCACAGATACTAAAGGAGAAATCGAGTGAAGATAATAATATTAAGTAGTTTAATTCTAAGTGCAACATTAGTTGCATCACCTATCGTTCATGAGTTTAAGAACCCTAGTTTCTCAGGTAAGGGACAAGGCGCTCACTATTTAACCATAGAGAATCAAGAACATTCAAGAAAAAAAGAAATCGAGGACGCCTTAGAAGCGGCTAGAAAAGCAGCTGAAAGAGAGTCAGATAACTCGACCTTGGCAAAATTTATCAGGAACCTAGAATCAAGAATCTATGCCCAAATGGCAAAACAACTGGTTGAATCTATGTTTTCGAACGACAATGCAGTAAGATTCGGTTCTTTTGTATTAGAGGGTAATACTGTAACATATGAAGTAATAACTAACGAAGATGGTTCTGAGTTCATAAGAATGACAATTGTATCATCTGACGGTTCTGAAACAGTTATAGAAATACCTATCGGAACTGGTAATTATGGTCAAGACCCCGATGGTTAAGTATCTATTAGCATTAACAATTCTACTATCTAGTTGTGCATCAGTGCCTAGATTTTCTAGTGAACCACAAGATTGTAATCCTAAGACATGGGGTGAAGAATATCCTCATGACTTAGTAAACTATGCACAGGCATTAGGAAGAACTTTTGAAAGAGCGATGCCTTATATTTGTGTAGATGAGGCAGAAGTCATAAGACTTCCTTCATACTTAGAATTACTTAACTTACCACCTGCAAAAGAAATGCCTGTTGTGGCAGTATACAAATTTAATGATTTGACAGGTCAAAGAAAAGAGGTGCCAAACATCGCATCGTTTTCTACAGCAGTCACACAAGGTGGTCAAGCAATGGTCATCGATGCATTAAAGACTGCTGGTGGCAATAAATGGTTTAGAGTAGTAGAGAGAAATGGACTAGACCATCTAGTTCGTGAAAGACAAATCATTAGAAGTGCAAGACAAGATTTTGCAAAAAAAGAAGGACAAGAAAAATACCAAGAATTGAATCCACTATTATTTGCAGGAATAATAATAGAGGGTGGCATTGTTGGTTACGATTCGAATCTCTATACTGGTGGCCGAGGCGCCAGAACATTAGGGATTGGAATAAGTCGACAGTATCGTAAAGATGCTGTGACTATAAGTATGAGAGCTGTATCAGTTCTATCAGGCGAAGTATTATTGAATGTCCAGACTAGAAAGACTATCCTTTCAGTCGGTGAAGGAGGCGATGTGTTTAGATTCATAGAAGAAGGAACACAATTAGTCGAGTTCGAGGACGGAGTGGGTAATAATGAATCAGTGACTTATGCAACACGAGTGGCAATTGAAGCTGCCGTGTTGGAATTAATTTACCAAGGACATGATAGAGGTTTTTGGGTTATTGAAGAGGGCCATCGTCACCCACACAATGCTGATGGTGTGAATGAATTGCACTCTTTAGAGGAGAAAAATGAAAATGAATAAAATTTTAAGTATTTTATTACTAATGAGCTCAACATTCGTTTTCGCACAAGCAACTGATGATAACGAGGTCATGATAACTCAAAGTGGTG